TTTTGCCTGAGGACAAGGAAGCTAGGGCGAAAGCCGAAAGGCAAATAGAGCAACAACTGGCGACACACCTTGCCAAGATTGATTTAGCTCAATTAGATATAAACAAACAGGAGGCGGCTCACAGGAGCCTCTTTGTCGCGGGCTGGCGCCCATTTATCGGGTGGACATGTGGCGTTGCTTTGGCTTGGACCTATGTTGGCGCCCCTATTTTGCAGTTTACTCTAGCACAGACAGGTTATCTCATGGATCTTCCTTCTTTGGACATGAGCCAGATGATGCCTGTTTTAATGGGGATGCTCGGATTGGGGGGCCTCAGGACTTTCGAAAAATTTAAGGGGGTGAGCAAATAATGGCCCGTGAACCTATTTCTTTGATTGATAACTCTATCCCGTCTCAGGGTCAGGGCATGCCTCTTGGTGGCTTGGGTAATGAGGAAATTGAAGTTGAGGAAATTGAAGAACCTACGGAGATGACGGAAGAAGATGATGGTTCCGTTGTTTTTAATTTTGGGGAGATGGTTACCGAGGAACTTCAGGCCGAACCGGATGCTAATCTGGCGGATATAATAGACGAGCGAGTTCTGATGGAGATTTCCTCAGAACTTATGGGGTATTATGAGGATGATAAGAGCGGACGCCAGGAGTGGGAGGACGCTTATACTGATGGCTTGGAACTTCTTGGTGTTAAGTATCAACATCGCGAGGAGCCCTTCCGTGGGGCCAGTGGCGTAACCCATCCTCTTATTGCTGAAGCAGTCACCCAGTTTCAAGCTCAAGCGTACAAGGAACTTCTTCCTAGTTCAGGCCCTGTCCGCACTCAGGTTGTTGGAGCCGCGACCCCTGACGTAGAGGGTCAGGCTCAGCGCGTCCAAGAATTTATGAACTATCAGATTACGCATGTAATGGAAGAGTATGATCCTGAGATGGATCGTCTTCTGTTTTACCTCCCTTTAGCCGGCTCGGCTTTCAAGAAAGTCTATTTTGATGACATTCTTGATCGAGCGGTTTCCCGGTTTGTCCCTGCGGACGATCTGCTTGTTCCCTATAACGCCACGGATCTTAATTCGGCTTCCCGCATCACCCACGTCATTCGCATGAATACGAATGATGTCCGTAAATTTCAGGCGGGGGGTTTTTACCGAGACATTGAACTTTCGCCCTATGATTCTTCTGATGAATTGAGGGAGAAAGAACGCAACCTGATGGGGGTTGAAAGGACGGGGGCGGATGATCAGGATTGCACGATCCTGGAGGTTCACACGGACTTAGACCTTCCGGGGTTTGAGCATGTGAGTCCTATTGACGGGGAAAAGACTGGCATCAAGCTTCCTTACATAGTAACGATAGATGAGGGTAGCTCGAAGGTTTTGTCGGTTCGCAGGAACTGGCAGGAGAATGATGAGTTCTACCGCAAGGTTCAGTATTTCGCGCATTACAAGTTTTTACCCGGTCTAGGATTCTATGGCTTTGGGTTGCTCCACATGATTGGGGGTCTGGGGCGTTCCGCAACTTCTATTCTAAGGCAGTTAATTGATGCTGGGACACTTGCTAATCTTCCCGCTGGCTTTAAAGCTCGCGGTATTCGCATTCGTGATGCTGATGAGCCTTTGTCTCCTGGTGAGTTTCGTGACATTGATGTCCCTGGGGGCGCTTTGCGGGAAAGTATTTTGCCGCTCCCGTACAAGGAACCCAGCCAGACTCTGATGGCCCTTTTGGGCTTTGTAGTGGACGCGGGTCGTAGGTTCGCCGCGATTACCGATATGCAGGTAGGCGATGGAAATCAGCAAGCTGCGGTAGGCACAACTGTTGCTCTTCTTGAGCGCGGCTCCAAGGTAATGTCGGCTATTCACAAGAGGTTGCATTACGCCCAGAAACAAGAATTCAGGATGCTGGGTCGTGTATTTTCTGAATCACTTCCTCCGATGTACCCCTATAATGTGTATGGCGGGGAAGCCACTGTTAAGCAGACGGACTTTGACGAGCGAATAGATGTTATTCCTGTATCCGACCCAAATATTTTCTCGATGTCGCAACGTCTGGCCTTGGCACAAACACAGCTTCAACTTGCTCAAAGCAATCCTCAGATGCACAATCTGTATGAAGCCTACCGCCGTATTTACGAGGCTATAGGCGTGCATAACATTGAGGCCTTGCTGCCGACTCCTCAACCACTACAGCCCACTGATCCGGCTATTGAGAACGCCAAGTCTATTATTCAGGAGACTTTGCAGGCCTTCCCGACTCAGGATCATGACGCACACGTTACGGCCCATATAATATTTATGAAAACGCCGATTGCCGCGTCTTCGCCCCCTGTATTTGCTTTGCTTCAGGCGCATCTATGCGAACACATTGCGTTCAAGGCCAGGGGTGTTGTTGATGCGGAGATGCAACACACTATTCAACAGGCCGCGCAGATGGGACAGCAACCGCCGCAAGTTGATCTTGAAGCACGAGTGGCGGAACTCATCGCCCAATACACGGAAGAAGTTATGGGCTTTCTAATTCCTCCGCCGGAAGGCGAGGTTGATCCTCTTGTTGAGCTCCGTTCCAAGGAACTGGACATCAAGGCCTCTGACGTACACCGCAAGGCTGAAGAATTTGTGGTCAAGCAGATGTTTGAGGAACAGAAGGAAGGCGAGCGTCAGGAACTTGTACGCGATAAGATTGATTCCCAGGAAGACATTGCGCTGTTACGTGCGGAGGTTAACCGGGAGCGGATGGAACAACAGGCAAAAGCTGGGAGTAAGTTGTGATGGGAAGCACTCTGGAAGCACAGAAAAAAATAGTTGGGACAGTTTCTCCGGGGAAGCCTTACTACTCGAGTAAACCTCTTGGTGAAAGCTATGAACAAAACCTTATTACGGAGGGGATTTCTGGGGGCCTTAGAACAAATAGTCCTTTCGGTAAAGCATCTCCACGAGCCGCTGCCCTAGATGTAGGGGCGGCAGCGATTAACTTGCTTAGAAACAAGGCCGGTCAAAGAGGCGCTCGTCACGCTAAGAAGGTAATGGAGAGTACCAAATACAGGAACAAGAAAACGAGAGTGTTTTAGGAGTAAGTTGTGAGAGTTAAAAAAGTCAAGAAGGTTACACTTCCGACTGTGGAAGCGCGGGCAGAGGAGATGCGGAAATCTTTGAAAAAAGAAAGGCGCAAATCCATTTCGCGTCGGGACGGTGGAAGTGTGAAGACAAAGGTGTATTAATGCCTGTTCGTAAGGTAAAGGGCGGCTGGACATTTGGTGGTGCTGTATACAAGACCTTAAAATCGGCTACGAAGGCGTACCAGGCTTATCTGGCCAAGAAGCATAAAAGAAGGGCGTGATGTTTCACGTGAAACAATATGGCTAAGAAAACAGTAGATCAGATGGCTGATCAAATGGACATCTCTAAAACGGAAGCAGGTGGTCTGATGGCTAAAGCAAAGAATATTAACAACATGGCGGGCTACATGCGTGGCGGTCATATTTACGTTGTTACTTATGGCAGTGAGGATGTTCCTGTCGAATATGGCAGGGAAAAACTCAAGGGTGGCACGGAAGAGTTGATCCAAGGCACCGAGTCCCAGGTCCGTGGTCGTTACTTCAACAACAACGATGGAAAGGGGACTTTCTGATGGCTGAAAATATATCTGACTTTGAAAGAGCCGTCCTTCGAGAGGGTAGACAAATATCTGATGCAGATCGTGCGCTAATAATGGAGAAGTATATTAATCGCAACGATGGCGGTATCGCCAAGAAGACGAGGACATTCTAATGCCTGAAGTTGATGGAAAGAAGTATGATTATGACGAGAAGGGTATAAAGGCTGCGGCTGTGGCTTCCGCACCAAAGGAGCCCACGGATGCAGATGTTGTGGAAGCCATGGGCATCACAACTTCTGAAGAAAATGAGGGTCCTTACGACCTGGCACACTCAAAAGCAGTATTGAAAAACGCGACCCCTGAACAAACGGCCAAGGCTCGTGAGGATTTGGGTGTACCAAAAGATATGAACATGGGCGGCGTTGTCGTAGATGAACTCGGCTACATGAAAGGCGGTATGAGTTACAATAAGAAACAGCCTGTTAAGTATTCCAAAGGTGGCGCCGTCAGAGGCAAGAAATTTGCGGGAACTTTTTAATATATGTCTGACCCAACGACTTTTGCCTATTCTGTATTAAAGGCTATACAAGGCCGCATAACACTTACTCAAGACGCTATTCTCCACGGAAGTCCTAAAGATATGGAAGCTTACCGGCAACTGACCGGGGAGTTGAGGGGTCTTGAGTTTGCGGAACAGGACATCAAAGATCTCCTGCAATCTTCGGAGGACGAATGACGAATACTCTATACGTTCCAGACCATGTTCTGGATTCGCAAAAAAAGAAGAAAGAAGCTGTTCTATCATCTGCATATATAAACAAGAACGAGAAGGTTCTCGATCCGTCTCTTGTTTCTAAAAACCTGAAAGAAAGATTGCCGCAGCCCACAGGATGGCGGCTCCTTGTAATGCCCTATATGGGCAAAGCCACTACAGATGGTGGCGTACATATCCCTGATGCTGTTCGAGACAGGGAGGCACTTTCCACTGTAGTAGCGTATGTTTTGAGGGTAGGTCCCCTTGCATACAAGGACCACGATAAGTTTGGATCAGAGGAGCAACCTTGGTGCAGGGAAGGGGGTTGGGTCTGCATTGGCCGCTATGCCGGCGCTCGATTTAAAATTGATGGCGGCGAAGTACGCATCATTAATGATGATGAGGTCATCGCAACTATCATCGAACCGGATGACATCAAGCATGTTTGACATAAGAACACCGCCGGGGTGCAAAGGAGAACTAAGATATGGGTTACGTTAAGAAAACTATGTTGGAAGATGAATATGAGAGACAGCGTGAAGAGGAAGAGGAAGAGGAAGCACGAGCTTCGTTTTACGATGAACTAGACAGACAGCGTGAAGACGACCTCATTGAGAATTCTATCCAGAATCAGATAGAAGAGGCAGATGAGCAAAGGCAGATGGAAGAGGAAGAGGAGTGCAGGCTCCGTGGGGAGCCTTATTTTCGTCCCAGAAATTTGATACTTAATCCCCCCCTGTTACTTAGAAAGAAGAGAAAAACCATGGAGAGTACCCATGCCGGAAGAAACGAAAATTGATATTGGCGACAACGACGAAGAAGCTGTAGAGGTAAATCTTTCCGAAGAAAAGAGTCCTAGCAATGTAGAGGTCTCATCGGAAGAGGAGCTGGAGGATTATAGTTCTGGGGTTAAGGCCCGTATTAACAATCTGACCAAGCGTTTTCGAGAGGAAGAGCGGCAGAAACAAAGCGCTATTGAATATGCCGAAAATGTTCGGAAAGAAAACGAAAACCTTAAGACCCGAATTACTTCCTTGGATCAGGGGTATCTAGAGCAGTTTAAAAGCCGGGTTACTAATCAGATTGCTTCTGCCAAAGACACTCTAAAGCAAGCTCATGAAACGGGGGATGTTGATAAGATTGTCGAGGCTCAAGAATCTTTAACTGATCTAAGTGTAGAGAAGGGGGCCTTAAAGGCCGTCCGCGCAGAGACGCCTTCGGTGACCCCGCCTCCTGCACCAACCCCTCCAGCGGCTACTCCTGACCCAAGAGCAGAGGAATGGGCTTCTAAGAACTCTTGGTTCGGAGACGACGAAGTTATGACATATGGTGCTTTTGGAATTCATAGACGTCTGATTGAAGATGAGGGGTTTGACCCTCAATCGGAGGACTACTATTCTGAATTAGATAATAGATTAAGGTCCGAATTTCCTCATAAATTCGATTCGAGGTCTAAAAGTAACGGGG